TTTTATAAATATATTAAAAATTTTGATTTGGAATCAAAAGGATGGGGTTATTGTAGACAATTATTAATCGAGGGTGAATTGTTTTTTGAAAACGTAGTACATGAACATAAAAAAGAACTTGGTATTATTGGCGTATTGAGCGTACCCGGTGAACTTATAAATCCTGTTTACGATAATATTCAAAATAATGTTATAGAAAATTTTATTTTTCAAAAACCAATTAACCTTCAACAAGGAACACAAAATGCTAATACTCCTGTTCCCCCACCACAGATAGGACCATCAAATTCTTTACAACAACAACTTTTAACATTTCAAGGTAATCAGATTACGTATGTAAATTCTGGTATGTGGAACGAAGATATGTCTATTCGTATTCCATTTATAGAAAATGCAAGAAGAGCATATAAACAAGTATCTTTATTGGAAGATGCCATAATAATTTACAGAATGGTTAGGGCACCAGAACGCCTCAAGTTTAAAATCGATGTTGGAAACATGCCACCAGCGAAAGCAGAAGCTTATTTGAAACAATTAATGCAATCATATTGGTCAAAAAAGACCTTTGATTCACAGGGTGGTAAAGGTGCAGGTAATATATACGATCCACAATCAATGTTGGATTCGTACTGGTTTGCTCGTAGAGCAGGAGAAACAGGAAGTGATGTTGAAGTTTTACCAGCTGGTCAAAATCTTGGAAATTTAGAAGATTTGGATTATTTCGTTAAAAAATTATATAAGAGTTTAAAGGTTCCCGTATCTCGTTTAAATTCCGATAATACGTTCAAAGATGGAGCAGAAATTTTAAGAGAAGAACTTCATTTTGCTAAATTTATTATCAGACTTCAGAATCAATTTGAAGAAGGCATTAAAAATACATTTGTAACACATTTAAAACTTCGTGGTTGGTGGAAAGATTATAGATTACATGAATCATATTTTGATATTAGGTTTAATGAACCTTCTAGTTATTTTTCAATCAGAAAAAACCAAGAATTTGAATTAAAGTATAATAACTTTAATAACATGAGTCAAAACGAAGGTATTTCCAATACTTTTGCTCAAAGACATTATCTAGGAATGAACGATTCTAAGATTTCTGAAAATATGGAATGGATGCGAAAAGACGCAGCACTCAAATGGGAACTTGATCAAATTGCTCAAACTGGACCTAATTGGAGAGAACATATCGAAGCAGCAGAACAAGCATCTGGTGCTCTCGGTGGAGCAGCAACAACAGGTGGTGGAGGTGGTGGATCATCCGTCGATTCCGCACTTCCTGAATTCGGTGGTGGAGGTGAAGCAGGTGGAACAGAATCACCAGAAGCGGGAGCAGAAGCAACACCAACAGCTACACCAGAAACAACAACCGGAGCAGCAACACCAGAAATAGCAACACCAACACCAACAGCGTAATAAATGGAAAGGTTTTTAATACAAGCCAGACCACAACCATATGATGTTATTCCATATCATATTACGATCAACCCACCAAAAGAATCTGATTTATCGGTCTTGGTTATTGGAAGAAGTTTTTTAAATATTAGAAATGTATATTTAAGTGGATTGGTAATAGATCAAAATATATCTTCTTATTTTAATCCATTCTCTGGTGTTAGAAATTTATCTGCAAATAATACTGGATTTTTCGGAGTTTCGGTTGATTTCAATTTAAATGATGAAAATTATTTATCATTTTATATACCACAACATATATTCAACAGTAATGGCTATTTTGATATTATTTTAGAAAATGAAGCAGGTTTTGGTGTTTTATCCAGAGATAGTAGAGTACCATTTATCAGTTCTTGGAGTGGTGCGGTAGATTTTCAAAGACCCTGTGTTAGCGGAATATATATTAAATTCATATAAGTAGTCTAGGTGAAGAATTATACTTTTAACTTTGAGACACAGACATTACTTGAACAGTTTATAGGGGCTGTCAATGATATTATCATTAAAAGATATGATAAAGATAATAACCTCGTTGCACCACTTAGTGGTGAAAAGGTTTTATTTGTTTATTCCCCAAAACAAAGAATTGTAGCGAGTTTAACAAACCCTGCACCGGGCGGTCTTACGGTTCCTGTAGTGGCAGTTAATATTTCGGGTTTATCAAGAGATCAAACAAGAGTTTTTAACAAAAACGAAGGATTTCATGTAAACTATGATCCTAAAGACAATAGCGGCAATTTTATAAAAAAAATACCACAACCAGTACCTGTAAACATTACGGTCGATATGACAATAATAACCAGATATCAAAATGATATGGATCAAATTCTCGCAAATTTCATTCCTTATTGTGATCCATATATTATAATATCTTGGAAACTTCCATCTTTGGGAAATTCACAAATTCCATATGAATTAAGAAATGAAGTTTTGTGGAATGGTAATATAAACTTACAATATCCGGATAATTTGGGGCCAACACAGCCATTTAGAATACAAGCAACAACTCAATTTACAATAAAGGGTTGGATGTTTAAAAAAATGGATGAAGTAATGAAAAAAATTTACACGATAGATTCGAGATATTTTGCAACCGATGGAAAAACAACGGAAGAAAATGATGAAAACGTTACTCCTTCTTTATTACAAGACTTTTCGGAATTTTCAAAGAACTATCTTGGACTTTAATAAGTAATCATATGCCCGATTCCGTTATACCTAATAGATTTCATGGTTCCATGACTTTTTCACCAAAAGTCACAACATATGACCTACTCGCTCAAAGAGTCAGAAGAGCAATTGGTGAACCATTAATTCAGATTGAAATTTCAAGTGAACAAATTTATGAAAATATTGATATTGCTTGCGAATGGTTTACAAAATTTTCTGGTATAACCGAAGAATATTTAATTTTTAGATCTGATCTTTATCAAACAGGCGTTGGATTAAAAATTGATAAATTAATTAACATTACTCCTGATATTTTTAATTCAACAACTGTCAAACCAACATCAAGCACAATCACTACACCAAAATATGGAACAAACTTTCCAGACATAAGCTCCGTACCAAACTCAGCTGGTTGGGATTATGATATGAATCAATATAGAAAGGTTGTCGATGTTTTTTCTTTTGAGGAAGGAAATAATTCAGGAGTCAACACACTTTTCACAATAGAACACACAATTGCACAACAGGCTTATTTTGGACACTTATTGGGTAGTGTTGGATATGATCTAGTTACATGGCAAGCATTAAAGACTTGGTTGGATACCAGAGAAAAAGTTTTGGCACTTAAACCATATATGAGATTTTATCCAGAAACACAAATTCTTAAAATTTTACCAGAACCAAATTACTTGTTAGCTCCTTATTATGGGTTAGTTGGTTGTTATGTTCAAAAAGCAATCAAGGATATAGTAAGTCAGCTATGGGTTTATAGGTATGTGCTTGCTCTTTGTAAAATATCTATCGGACATGTCAGAGGAAAATATGCTGGTACTGTTCTATTTGGTGGACAGACAGTAAATTATCAAGATTTACAAAGACAAGGTGAAAAAGAAAAAGACGAACTCGAAAAAGAAATAATGTCGGGTGGACCAGACTTACAACCACCTAGATTTTTCTTGGGATAAACTTGAAAAAACTTAGAAAAAATAAAAACTACATACAGGGAATTTATAAACATAAATTTCCTGAAAAATATAAAGGCTCTCTTCCATGTATTTTTAGATCAGGTCTTGAACTTAAAAGTTTTCGTTATTTGGATAATAATCCAAATGTTATTTCTTGGGGTAGTGAAAGTATCGTAATACCATATGTTTCACCCAAAGATGGACAAGTCCATAGATATTTTGTCGATTTGGTTGCAAAATTAAAAAGAAAAGATGGAACATCACAAACATTATTAATAGAAGTTAAACCGGAAAAACAAACAGTTCCACCAACGGAATCAAAAAGAAAAAAACAATCAACGATAATATATGAAAAAGTTACATATGCTGTGAACTTAGCAAAATGGCAAGCAGCAAAGGCATATGCAGATAAAAAAGGAATGACATTTTTAATATTAAATGAAAAACATTTACAATGATTTTTCATTGATTTGGATACATTAAACAGTAAGTAATCACAAGCACATGAGCAAAGCCTATAATCTTATCGTTGAAAGTCCTAACTACGAATTAAAGTTTCTCGTAGAAGAACAAAACCGGAATTCACCATCAAGCATGTTTATTCAGGGGCCATTTTTAATGGCAAATGAAGCAAATCGAAACAAGAGAATTTATCCAATCGAGGAAATGGTTCGTGAGGTTTCCCGTTATGATTCGGAAATGATTAAAAACAATAGATCAACTGGTGAATTAAATCACCCATCCTCTCCAGATGTTAATCTTGAACGTGCTTGTCACATAGTTACAAACTTAAAACAAAATGGTAATATATTTGAAGGTAAATCAAAAATTCTTTCAACACCGATGGGTCAAATTGTTCGTTCATTGATTATGGATGGTGTAAAATTAGGTGTTTCATCTAGAGCACTCGGAAGAGTTGATGAAAAAAACGGTATCGGGCATGTTTCCGACTTTCGTCTTGTTGCTATCGACGTTGTTGCTGATCCTTCCGTCCCAACAGCTTTCGTAAATGGTATTATGGAATCCAAGCAGTGGGTTCTTTCCGACAACGGAGAGTTAGAACCACTATATGATCAATTTGAAAAGAATATATCAACATTACCAAAGAAAAATGTTGATGCATATCTCCGTGAACAATTCATAACATTTATCAACGCTTTGAAAAAAGCATAATTGTAATCAACAAAAGATAAGTAATTAAACATATGGATATTCGCAAATTAATTTCAAAATTCCTTACACAACTTTGTGAAAAGAATTATTCACAAGCAAACACAACTCTTGAACAAGTCGTAGAAGCAAAGACAAAGGCTCGTGTTAAGAAAATCGCATCCAAAACTTCCAAGAAAGAAAAAGAAGCTTTTGATTTTAAAAAGGGAAAAAACCCAAACGAAAAAAAGGTTGTAAAAAAGGGAACAAACAAGAGTAAGTAAATTATATCACATATATGAATCTCAAGGCCATCCTCGAAAATTTAGATAAGAGCGTAATTAGCGAAGAAACAGCAACAGCAATCGCTGAAGCATTTGAAACCGCTGTAAACGAAAAAGTAGAAGCTCGTGTTAGCCTTGAGGTGGAAAACACAAAAGCACAGATCGATGAAGATCATGCTGTTAAACTTGAAAAACTCATTTCTGCTATTGATGAAGATCATTGTGAAAAATTAGAAAAGGTCGTTGAGTCCATCAATATTGACCATACATCCAAGCTTGAAAAGCTTGCTGGTTTTTATCGCAAGGCTCTTAATGAAAAAGCCGAAGAATTTTCAAATAATATGATCGATCAAGTTTCTAACTTTATCGACATCTACCTTGAAAAGGCAGTTCCTGCCGAACAATTAGAAGAAGCTGTTGCAAATACATTTGCACGTACACAGCTTGATAAAATCCGCTCGATTGTTGGTATCGATCAGGATTTCGTTGATAACGGAATCAAGACCACAATCGCAGAAGGAAAGAAGGTTGTTGATGCTTTAAATGAAAAGCTCAATGAATCTTATAAGGAAAATGAAGCTCTCTTAGAGAAGCTTAAGAGCATAGAAACATCCGTTATTCTCGAAACAAAGACTAGTGGTATGCCAAGTGCTAAGAAAAATTTTATTGTCAACCTGTTAAGCGACAAGGAAAGTTCTTATATTGAAGAGAATTTTAACTATGTTGTTGAGATGTTTGAACGTAGCGAACAAGAAGCTGCGTCTGAACTTGTTAGTGAAGCAAAGGCTGCGGCTAAAACCCGTGATGCCAAGATTCCTACAAGTTCAGTAGTTACTGAATCAGTAACTAATTTCGATAGTTCATCTGTCGGCGGATATCTGAGTGAATTAAAGAAAACCGAAAGATACGGGAAGTAATTCCTTTATTTTAGGTATTTTTTAAAATCACAGTATTCTATCCATAGGAGTAAACAAACAAAATGAGAAATGTAAACCCAGCCACTGGCTACATTGATCGTTCTCGCGCACAGCAGTTGGTTGAAAAGTGGGCACCAGTTCTCGATTACACTTCCGATAAGGTCAGTGCAATCGAAAGCGAACACGCCCGTCTCACCACAGCTATTCTCATGGAAAACCAAGAACGTTGGTGCATCGAAGAAGCAGGACAAAATTCTGCTTCCGGTGTATTCGGCTCACCATCAGGTGGTAGTTCCCAGTTTTCCGGAGATCGTTATGCTCAAGGAGATTCCCGCTTACCAAAGGTACTCATCCCAATGGTTCGCCGTACTTTCCCTGAACTTATCACAAACGAGATCGTCGGTGTTCAGCCAATGAGCGGTCCAGTAGGTCTCGCTTTTGCTTTACGTTACCGCTATGAGGCAAATAGTCTCGGTTCCAACGGACTTGACGTTAACTCTGGCCTCGGTCAGACTGAAACTGGTCCTAACGGCAGTCGCACAGCGTCTGACGGTGAAGAACTTGGCTATCAGTACTTAGATACACGATTCACAGGAACAAGCTCGCTCTCTCTCTCTGGTCTTGGTAGCTCTGGCACCGATTTCGATGTCATTGCTGAAGATCAGGGTATTGCCGCTCTGCTTAATAACTATGAATTAACTGGCAACATCCCACAGGTCGTTGTTGAGTTCAGCAAAACAGCTGTCGAAGCTGGCACACGCCGCCTCGCTGCTCG